TGGTATCATATCCAACATAAACTTTCATACACTTAATTATGAATAATTAATTATGTGCGTACAGAATTAGATCAACTTAGACAAGCAGGATACATGTTCGAAGATCCATTCGATCTAATTCATATGTTTGAACGCAAAATATGTGCCTATACCGATGCTCCTATGTGTGTTGTTGTAGACTCTAACACTCATGCTCTAGAACTTTGTTTACGTTATTACTTAGAACAAGGTATTGATATGAAGATGACTTGTCCTAAACACACTTACGTTTCAGTACCAATGACCTTACACAACCTAAATATCGAATTCGATTGGACTGATGAAGATTGGAGTGGAATATATCGATTAGGAGATACCACTTTAATAGATGCGGCAACTAGATTTACTTCCAGCATGTATAATGATGGTTATGATATGTGTCTTAGTTTCCAATGGCAAAAACAACTCAAAATAGGCAAGGGTGGTGCAGTGTTAACAGACAACATGAATTTATATGACTGGCTTATATCATCAAGACACGACGGCCGTGATTACAACTTATGGAATAAATGGACTGCTCAACCTGTGTTCAGACACACAGGATATCATTACAACATGATCCCGGAAGATTGTGCCCTAGGAATACTGCTAATGGATCAATTGCCAAAACACAATGGTGACGTACTAAGTCCAGCAAAATCATATTATCCAGATTTGTCAAAAAGACTTAAATTTTTAAAGTAAAAATCCTGAAACTTGTAAACTGTATTTTGATTCCATGCCACAGTTGGCTCCGAGATGTTCTATGCCTGAATCCCAAAGATGTCCATCGCCTTGTTTCCATCCAGTAATAACTTTGTCATCGTATTGGATAATGTGTCCAGTTTTCCATGTTTCTAAATTAATATTTGCACGGACTCTTGGCCTTTCATCATCTGGAAACTGTGTTTTAATTTTGTAAAAAGTATCTCTATGTAAAGGAATAGTGTTACCTGGTTTCAATCTAATTGCACTCACTGTTATAATATCAATACCTAGTTGTTTGCTTATGTCAGCAAAATCTAACTGGCCATCTTCAAACCATAATTGACTTATTTGTGTATTATTGTCATTGTATGTGGCAGGCATTCCGCCAAATCTGTCATGTATATCTTTTAATTCATGTACTTGGTGTGCTATGCACGAACCGTAATGAGTATCATAATCCTGTGACAATATATAATCAAAATCTGTTTGTAAGTGTACTTCTTTATAGATTGGCATCTTCCATTCCCGCTACTCTTAGTTTCACAATATTAGTTATATGCCATTGTTTTTGATCTAGTGCTTTAATAACGCCTAGCCATTTGTTTCTTAACAATGCCCATTCGTTTACTATTGCTTCATAATCGCATACTTCATCTTCGCCTTCTGCATACTTTTCTGCATCACGTGATGTAAGAGCACGTTGGTAATTTTCTAAGTATTTTCTGTAATGTTTTGTTCTTAGTCTGCGATGTTGTATTTCTAAATGTTTCAGTATGCCTTCAATTTCTTGTAGTTGTCTGAAACGTTCTTCTACTACACCTGGCATGGATGCCGACTGTTTTTCCAAGTTGCCATGTAGTTTTACTTCTTGTGCCGCACTTGTTAGTTCTGCTTCATAGTGTAAAATTGCGTCTGGAATCTTAGAGATATCTTGACTGACTATGGAAAACCAATTTGCCATCAATAATCATCTGACAGTTCACCGGCATAGTCATCACTGTAATTGTATTCATCAGCATCTTCTTCATCAGATTCTAACATTTCACGCACTGCCTCATCCAGTTCGTCATCTAATCCAATAAGTTCTTGCAGTTCATTATCAGTAACACCATTATCTAAGGCAATGTCTACAAATTTAGTGGCTACAATGTCACGTTCTTTCACATTAACATATGCCTTCATAAGGCCCCACATATCAATTAACATTTGTATCTCCATCTTTTAACTCTGTTTGTATAGCCTCTTCTTCTTTTAAATCTATTTCTGGGGTTGCCAAGTCATTAACAGCAACTTGGTTACTTACCTCTTGCATCACAATATCCAACTTTTCGGCAGTCCATGCTTTGCGATAGTCTAACATTTCAGTACCATCTGCAGTTATATATTTTAATCTGTTGCCTTGTTGTACAATTAGGCCTTTTTTCTCAAATAAGTCAACTAGGCCGGAATACGGATCCATACCTGTTTCATAAGGAATTTTTAATTGCACACCTTCGAACGGTTTGGCAAATCTTGTTTTCATAACTTTACAAGCGGCCCTTATGCCTCTAACTTCTGAGATTTTGTTGCCTGCTTCATCTTCTTTTAATTTTAATTTCTTTATAGCAACTACAATACTTGAAGCATACACAAAGCCTTGTCCACCTGATATTTTGTCATCTGGATCAAACATGTCTTGTGATGCATATGTGTGGTTAGTTGCTACCATGCCAACATTCAATGTGCCAAACATATTCACACAGTTTCTTACAAGTGCCGTCAATGCTTTAGGCTTACGACCTAAATCACCTTTCATATCACCTTTGTTGAATTGGTCAACATCTGTAGGAGTCAACATCATGCCTAATGAATCTAGCACAAATAAAACTTTTGGTCTGTCTGCTGGGTCTTTGTCGCCGTAATCTGTTCTGTACTCTTTGACAAAGTTTGATATTGTTTTTGCAACATCATCTATCATACTCATGCCTAGTCGTAACAGTTTGTCTTCACTGGTATCAACATCTATTGCTCTTAACCATGCCTCATCTAGTGCATTCTCTGAATCAATCAGTATAACAAATATGCCTTGTTTCTGTGCTTCTCTAATAATATTACCTGAGCAAATATACGATTTACCTGATCCAGACTCTCCAGCAAAAACTGTAACTTTGCCTAACGGAATGCCTTTGTAAAAGTCTCCTGATATCAAATAATTTAATGCATGATTGCCTGTAGATATCCAGTCTGTGGGATCGTTAAATCCTATTCCTAGTCCATCTATACTTTTTGTGATATTTTTTCTAAACTTTGTTACGTCAAAAGGTTTTACCATGTGTGTCTCCTATTTTTCTATTATATGATCCTGTGTACAATTTGTCAAATTATATTTTTGCCAAGCATGTTTACAATGTGTAATCCATGCTCCTGATATTAGATGTTCATAATTGTATTCAATGACTTTTGTATTTGCGTTGTGTATTTGTGTTTTTTCATCCCGAGATAATTTGTGTATATCTGCCAATTGAGATATTATTTTTGAACGTCTGATCGAATCATCTAGTTCCGAATCGAACGAATAATCAATTGTTTCAAACAATTTAAATCCATAAAATTGTTCTACAAATTTATGATATCCTTTACATCCATAAGCAACCCACAAAGATTTTGCCGCTATGGGTAAAATAAGTTTTTCATCTGGGCATGGCCTATCGTCAGGCTCTTGCGTAAAGACATTTATTAATGTTTCATCCATTAATGGTTTTAACACTTGAAAGTTTTTTCCGTGTCTGAATCTGTTTAATTGATTGTAATCTAGTGAGTTCTCATTGTTCAAAAAAGATTTTATTTTTTTGTTGGAAATTTTTTCTGCCAATATTTTATTGTGTTCAACTGTAATATGTTTCTCTATAACATTAATTGTTTCTATAAAGGCTTTTTTGCAGTAGTGGTTGTGCCATAAATTATTAGCGAATAAGTCTAAACAAAGTAAGGCCCTTTTCGGGTGATATGAACCGTTGAACGAACTTACAGTGTGCATAATATTTTTTCCAAATGTTTCTGTTGGCAATTTATTATAGGTTTTATAAATGCACGAATGCTTTTCTATATCCCAAAATATTTTCACATTAGAAGGGGGTGTATCTAAATATGCATGATGCCAAGTAATATTGAATTGTTTATCAGGATATTGTATTGCTTTTTTCCAAAGCAGATTAAAATTAAGATAACAGTCTTTAACAAAGATATCAATAGTATCTTGTTGATAGTCAATACTATCTAAATCTTTATCTAGAAAAACAGTGTACATAAAACAAGGGGGGAGTTTCCTCCCCCTCAGTTTGTTAAGACTTTTGTTGTCTTGCTCTGATCATTGCAAGAATGTCTTCTGCTTTTGATCCTGTCTCAGGAGCCGCTTCAGTTGTTGGAGTAACTGGTGCTGTCTCTACTGCTACTGGTTCTGGTGCAACCACTGGTGCAACTGTTTCCGTTACTGGTTCTGCTACTGCTGGAGTAGGCGTTGCAGTCGGAGTAGGTGTTGCATTTGCTGGTGCTTTAACACCGTATGGTCTATAATATTGACCAAACTTTTCAGTGTCATATGCTTCGCCATCTACTGACGCTTTGAACATTTCCTCAATAACCTTTATTTCTACTTCTGATGGTTTCTTTGGTAGATAGTCACCAAGGTTATGCAATCCATTTGTATCAATTGCACCTTGTTGTTCTGCTGTCAATGGAGAAGTTTTTCTTGACCATTTGGATGTTGAATAATCAGCATAACCACCTTTGGTAGTTTTGTTAATTCTAAAGTCAACACCTCTTGTGTAGTCAGTTGGTAGATCTTCCATTTCAGGATCCATCAAAGCACTCTTAATAATATTGAATATTTGTGGACCAATAATGAAACGTCTAATTGGATTTTCCGGAGTTGTTTCTTCTTGCATTGGTGAAGATACAACAAATCCTTGGAAAATGTAAGAACGTTTTTTCCAGTATTTTCTACCCATGTCTTCTAATGATTTGTCTTTAAACCATTGTCTTACTTCTGCTAGTACTGGACAAGCATCTCCATACATTTCCATACAAGGAACTTGTACTATCACTGGAGCCGATCCTGGTTCACCTTTTATTGAATTGAATGGCAATTTGATCATTGCTCTTTCAGTCCAGAAAAATGTGTTGTTTGGATCCGAGTCTGGAAGGAATCTAACTACTGCTTCAGTGTTTTCTCCTATGTTCCAGTGTGGGTATATTGCGTTGTCACCGCCGCCTTCACCTGAAGGTTTTGATGTTTGAGCCTGCAATTTTGCTCTTATTTCTGCTAGTGTTGCCATAATGTAAGCCTCCTATGTTTGCTTTTGTTTTGCCTAATGCGTATCACTACACATA